GATGATGGTGGCAGACATCTCCTCGGGCACGGCGAAACCGCCGGCCGAGTTGACGCCACCGACCATCGTGCGGGCCTCGACCCCGTGGTCATGGCACCACCGCTTCGCCTCGGCGTCGCCCGAGTAGGTGGCCTGGAGCCACTTGCCGACGCGGTAGGCGTCCTCGTGCGAGCGGAACGCCTTCAGCGTCCGACCGTCACGCACCGCCTCGATCCGGGCCTTGGGCTGCTCGGCACGCACCTCGGGGGCCGGGCTGCAACGCTCGGCCACACTGCGGAGGTTGGCAACCGACTCGGCGACCTTCGCCTCAAAGTCGATGGACGCGGAGAGCGACTTGGCCTTGTCGGTCAGCCCCGACAGCTCGAGGTTCCGGGCGTCGATGTCGGACTTGTTGTCGGAGTCGAGCGCGGTCAGCGCCTCGATGCGGGTCGCAACCTCGGCGGCCTCGTTGCGGAGCGTGCTAAGGCGGTCCATGCGTGATTTCTCCAGGGCGTGATTGCCGTGGAGTTCACAATCGCATTACGACCGTGGAGCCTTGCAGTAGCGGATTTGAGAATGTGTTGTTTTTACAAACGCCACCGCGCGAGCGCCGCACCGTGGGCAGCGTAGATACCGCTGCCGCTCGTCGCCGCACGCGCGGCTCGATCGTGTCCGCAGCTGTTCGCCGCATTGACAGCGTGGTCGATCAGACATGCTTGGTTCGCAGGATGGCAGCCCAGGCGGCGGCGACGCCCCGCAGGGCCGAACGCGAACAGTCCACCTGGGCTGCCGGCTCCTGCGTCTGCTCGGCCAGCCACGCCTCGTATGAACGCATGGCGACGGCAACGCTCGTGCTGCTGTAGGCCGGCGTGACCACGGGCCCCATCTCGTAAAGGCCAGACGCCTCAACCACCTCGCGGATTGCCCGGCCGTTCTCGTCGGTGGTAAACCGCTCACCGCCGCGCGGCGCGACTGTGAACGCGAAGCTGCTGCCCCTCAAATTTTTCGATCTCACTAAGGCAAGGACATCACGCCCTGCTTGCGTGTCTGGGGGTTCCACGGTGTAGCTGATGCCACGATCGTCTGCGGTGATCTCGAGCGTGCCTGCCGACTCGCGGCCCAGTAGCCAATTGGAATCGTGATTGAAGTACGACACGATCTCTTGCTTGCCACGCTGGCGGCTCAAGATCTTGTCGAATGCCCCCGGCAAAATCCGCTCGCGGAAACCGCCGAGATCCACGGAGAGCCGGTTGTACGGGATTGCCAGTCCACGAATCGCCTCGCGGCCGTTGGCCCGCGTCTCGACGACGAGCTCGGCTTCCGGCACTTCTTCCACCAGCAGCGAGCGGCGTTCAATCTCCATCGGTCACGTCCTCCTGTTCGGCTTCAACCTCGACCGCCGGCTCAACCACCGGCTCAACAACCGGCTCGGGGGCCGGCTCCGGCTGCGGCTCTTCGTCGCCGGCAGCCACCTTTTCAAGCGTGGTCATGTTGAGCTGGATAAAGTGTTGGTCCCCCTCGGGGCCGAGCGGGTTCATGTTCTCTAGCTCTCTGATTTCGTTAATGCTCATCCAGCCGTTTTGGAGGGCAGAAACGAAGTACGCCGACCGGCTCGCGTGGTCGCCGCGCAGAAGCCCGGCCACGCTGTGCTCGGCGAAGTACGTCTCGTCCTCGCCCTCCGCGAGCAAGTCGCGGGTAATGGCGGCCTCCCACCGCTTGAGATGCGGCAAGAGGCAGTGCTGCACGAACTCGGTGCCTTGCACCTCGATGTTGCTGTAGGTCGAGCGGGTGAGGTCTTGAATCATGTGCGGCGGCACGCGGAACGCCCGGCAGATTTCGATGACTTGGTATTGCCGCGTCTCGAGGAACTGCGCCGCCTCGTTGGAGCCAGAGAGCTCGTGAGCCTTGACGCCGGCCGGCAGGACCGCCGTGCGGTGTGCCCGATCCGGGCCACGGTGCATCCGCTCCCACGATTCGCGGAGCCGCTCGGCTGCTTCGATGGGCACCGGGTTGTCGCTCTCGAGCACGATGCCCGGCCTGGCACCGTTGCCGAAGTACGTGGCCCCATGGGCCTCGAGGGCCTGGGCCAAGCCGATGGCGTTGGCGAACAGGCGATAGCTCGGGATCGGATGGATGCCGTCATCTGTCGTGAACCGCAGGGCGAAAATCTGCTCCTGGCGGTACACCGTCTGCCGGCCGTCGGGCTCGCGGTAGATGTACCGCAGCCGGCCGTTCTCCAGCCGCTCGACTTCCATGCGGCTCGGGTGCAGCGGCCACAACTCCGACACCGGGCCTCGAGCACCTGCGCGGATTTCGGCGTAGCTCGCCCCGTAGTGCAGGTAGAGCCCCGTCATCCAATCGCGGAACTCCTGCGCCGTCTGCCACGGGTTCGGCTGCATGTGCAGGATGCGGTAGAGCGGATGCTCGGGCACCTTCCGCTTGCCGCCGTTGGGCTGCCGCTCGAAGAGGTGGAGCGGCAAACTCGACACGCTGTCGGAGATCACCCGGATGCACGCCGTGTAGGCCGAGCACGCCATCGACGTGTCGGCCGTCACCCGGATGCCAGACGCCGTGCGGCCACCTCCCACGTTGCCCCAATCAATGCCACGCAACTCGTGCAGGCGAAAGTCCGTGGTGGCCTCGGTGGTCATAGCGAGATGATGTCCCAGGATTGTTCGGGCGGCTTCGCGGTCGCCGTGGCGTGGAGCCCGAGGGCCATCACGAGCGAAACGATGCCGTCGATGCGTTCGGTGCTCTTGCTTTTGCTGGGCTTAATATTTTGTTGGTGATCGACTTGGATCGCCACGTTGCCAGCCATCCAAGACAAGACCGGGTGGCCGGCGTGACGAATCCGCTCCGACAGCACGTAGTTCTCAAGGGCCTTGCTGGGACTCGACATGGAGCCGTAGCCCTGCCCAAATCCTGTCACATCTACCCCGTCGCCTTGCAGTTGCGTGGCCAGCTGCGTCGCGTTCCAGCGGTCGATCCCCACCTGCCGAATGTTGAACTTCTGCGACAGTTCGACGATGTCGCGCCGGATCACGTCGTAGTCGGTGACGTTGCCATCGGTCGCCCGAATGAACCCGTCGCGTATCCACCCGATGTAGTCCACTTTGTCTCGGAGCGTCCGCTCTGCAGCGTTGGCTTGCGGCACCCAGAAATACGGCAGCACGTCGAAGGTGCCGTCGTCGGCCTGGCTCACCATGACGAACGCTGAAAGGTCAAACGTGCTCGCCAAGTCCAGGCCGGCGTACCACTCCCGCTTCTCGAGCTCGTCCCGCAGCGGGCCGCCGCACTTGGCCCAGTTGTCAGGCGAGAGCCACCGCACGTCTTGTGTCGTCCAGACGTTGAGCCTGTACCGCAGGAATGAGTTCAGCTTCGAGGGTGACTGATCGGCCTCGCGGGCGTCGGCGGCGAACGACTCCACCGTGATCGTCTCTCCCAGCGAAGGGTTGGCCTTGTGCCACGTCTTCGGGTCTTTCCAATCGTCGTCTGGCGATGCGGCGTAGATGCAGCCAAAGAAGGCTGGGTCTACCGTGGGATCGGCGATGCACCGCTCGGCGTAGGCATGCTGCTCCCAGCAGATGCTCTTGCGGTCGTAGCCCGCCGTCGTGATCGAAAGCAGCAGCGGCTGCCGACGCGCGGCACCGCCGTATCGCAGGGCGTCCCACAGCCGCCGGTCCCGCTGGGCGTGCAGTTCGTCAAAGAGCAGAGCGTGGATATTGAGCCCCTCGGCCCGGAACGCATCCGCCGAGAGCACCCGATAGAACGAGTTGCTGGCCTTGTGAATGATCGTCTTCCGGCTGTCGATCACGTCGAAATACTTCGACAACGCAGGCGAAGCCCTCACCATGCTGGCGGCTTCCCTGTATATGATCCCTGCTTGTTCACGGTCGCTAGCCGCACCGTAGCACTCAGCACCTTTTTCACCGTCGAAGCCGGTCAGATAGAGCGCCAGCCCAGCAAGCGTGGTGCTCTTGCCCTGCTTCTTCGGCAGCTCGATGTAGCCCACCCGATGCTGCCGCGTGCCGTCTGGGTTCAGCCGGCCGAAGAGCTCACGCAA